GAGCAGCTGATTCAATTATGTTGGTAGATGCTATTCGTGGTAAATTTGATTTTCCTGAACTCAAAGCTGTAGCTTTAGAGCAATATAAATACTGGGAACCTGAAACTATTATTATCGAAGCAAAGGCCTCGGGCCAACCCCTTATACAAGAATTACGAAGAATGGGTATTCCAGTAATTGATTTTATGCCTAGTCGGGGCAAGGACAAACACTCACGGGTCAACGCCTGTGCACCCGTCTTTGAATCTGGACAAGTCTATTATCCAGCAGAAGAAAAATTTGCTGAGGAAGTTATTGAGGAATGTGCCTCATTTCCTCATGGAGAACACGATGATTATGTGGACAGTACAACTCAGGCTGTGTTAAGATACCGACAGGGTTATTTTGTATCAACTTATTCTGACGAGGATGAGATAGAGAAATACAAACAACGCAAATATATATATTACTAAAAGGAGAAGACATGTCGAGAAGAAAAAAGAAACTAAGAAAAGCATTAAAGATTGGTTTAGGTTTAGGGCTAGCTGGGGCTGCCGCTAAATTTGGACCAGAGTTATTGAAAAAGAAAGCTATAGCTGCAAAGAACCTTAACGATTATGAAGGTGTTGTAACGAAAGTAGCTAAGGCTCCAACTAAAGCTAAATCTAATGTTACGTTTCCAAAGTTAGAAAAAAGAAAATCATTCAGACACGGAATAAATAGAGGTAAAGGTGCAAAGAAGATTGGCTTATCTATGGAAGATGTTAAAGCTAGAAACGAAGCATTCAATAAAAAATTAAAAGAGAGAGGCCCTGTTGAAAGATACTCAATGCTAAAATCTATGGGTTTTAAAAAAGGTAAAATGATTAAAGCCAAAGGCGGAAAAGAAATAGTTAGTAAAGTAACTAAGTTGATGTAATGGCAGAGATAGAAAAAATAGATGAGACTTTAGAAGAACCTAAAGTTGAACAAGAGGATGTTGTAGTAGATATTGATAAAGGTCTCGCTGAAGCTGAGCAACCTGTAACTCAAGCACCTTCTGCATCTGGTATATCTGAAGCAATTAGTATTGAACAACAGTTCTATAAAAATGTTGCTGAGGATATGGATGAAAGAGTCTTACAAAAAATTTCTAAATCATTAGTCGACGATTACAAAAAAGATAAAATTACTAGAAAAGATTGGGAACAAGGTTACACGAGAGGTTTAGATCTTCTTGGTTTTAAATACACGGAGATGACTAGACCTTTCAAAGGTTCAGCTTCAGTAACTCACCCTCTTCTTGCAGAAGCTGTTACTCAGTTTCAAGCACAAGCCTACAAAGAATTATTACCAAGTGATGGTCCTGTTAGAACTAAAGTAGTTGGTGCTGAAGATTCAGCAAAAGTAGATCAAGCACAAAGAGTCAAAGATTTTATGAACTACATGCTAACAGAACAAATGGAAGAATATACGCCTGAGATGGATCAATTATTATTCTATTTACCATTAGCGGGATCTGCATTTAAAAAATGTTATTACGATGAAGTAATGCAAAGAGCTGTTTCTAAGTTTGTGCCAGCAGAAGATTTAGTTGTACCATACTATGCAACAGATTTAATGGATTGTGAGAGAATAACTCACGTCATTAAGATGAGCGAAAACGAAATATTAAAAAAACAAAAAGCTGGTTTTTATAGAGATGTAGAATTAAAACCCACAGCACCAGAAAAAAGTGAAATACAAAAAAAATATGATGAGTTAGAGGGTATCTCTCCAGCTGCAGACAAACAATATACATTTAATATTTTAGAAATGCACGTTGATTGCAACTTAGATGATTTTATTTACGAGGAACCTTCTAGAGAAATTAAAGTTCCATACATAATTACTATAGATGAGGGATCAGGACAGGTTTTATCCATCTACAGAAACTACGATATTGAAGATGAACTCAAAAAAAGGAAAGAATATTTCGTACATTTCAAATTTTTACCTGGTTTAGGGTTCTATGGGTTCGGATTAATTCACATGATTGGTGGATTATCTAGAACAGCTACCCAAGCTTTAAGACAATTGCTAGATGCTGGCACACTTTCTAACTTACCAGCGGGGTTCAAGAGCCGTGGTATTAGAATAAGGGACGATGATCAGCCATTTCAGCCAGGTGAGTTTAGAGATGTAGATGCGCCCGGTGGAAATATTAAGGATCAATTTCAAATTTTACCATTTAAAGAGCCATCAGGCACACTTTTTCAATTATTAGGCTTCGTAGTGGGCGCTGGTCAGCGGTTCGCAGCTATAACAGACATGAGTATTGGTGCAGATGAACAAAATCGTGCAGTAGGTTCGACTATGGCGCTGTTGGAACGCGGATCACGGGTTATGTCTGCGATACATAAACGATGTTACTACGCAATGAGACGTGAATTTAAGTTATTATCAAAAATATTTTCGATATATCTACCACCAGTCTACCCATATTCAGTATATGGTGCTGATCGTGTCGTAAAAGTACAGGATTTTGATGACAAAGTAGATGTTATTCCAGTAGCTGACCCTAATATCTTCTCAATGGCGCAAAGAGTAACACTCGCTAACGAAAATTTAAAAATAGCTATGTCAAATCCAGCTGTTCACAATATCAAAGAAGCATATCGTAGAGTTTATGAAGCATTAGGCACAAAAGACATAAATGAATTATTAATACCTGATGAAAAACCTGTTCCGAAGGACCCGGCTACAGAAAATACCGACGCATTAAGAGGTAAATTACTTTTTGCTTTTCCACAACAAGATCATAACGCACATATCAACGCTCATAGAGCTTTCATGGCTACGAGAATGGTACAAATTAATCCCCAAGTCTACGGTGCTCTACAAGCACACATATCTGATCACGTTAGCTTAAAGGCTCAGGGCGAAGTTGGTGCATTAATCGCAGAAGATTTAGAAATGCAACAAAGATTAGCTGTTGATCCACAAGGAGCGCAAATAGCTATTGATGCAATGATAGCAAATCGTATTTCAACTTTAACTCAAGAACTTGCACAGCAAGAGGGTATGATGCAACAAGATCCACTGGTACAATTAAAGCAAAGAGAGTTAGATCTTAAAGCTATAGATATTCAAAGAAGAGCAATGGAAGGGGCTATGAATTTTGATTTAAGAGAAAACGAAGTTGAAGAAAAATTAGATATAGAAAAAATGAAATTAGAACAAAATCAAGACCAAGCTGAAGAAAGAATTAAAGTAGCTAAGGAAAAATTAAAAGTACAAAAGGATAAAAATGCCACTAACAAAAAAAGGTAAAAAAATTTTATCATCTATGAAAAAACAGTACGGAAAAGAAAAAGGTACTGAAGTTTTTTATGCATCTAAAAATAAAGGTGTAATTACTAAGGTTGATAGAGTTGCAAAAGGTGGAGGAATCAATTTAAGAAGAGGTGGTGATGTTGATTACGCTTCACAAGATTTAGAGGAGCAAGCAGCTATCGATAGAGGTGAGCCAACAGCTCAAATGACAACTCAAGAAAGAGATGATCAAGGTTATGGTTCAGGACCTACTATTGAAAGAGGAGGCACACCTAATAAGCCAACCATAAAACAGAGAGCTGTATCAACTGGAGTAAATACAGCTGCTCAATTTGCGTTTAATAAATTTACAGGTTTACCTGGAATTATTTATGATCTTGCTGTCAAACCGGCTGTTAAATATTTATCGAGAAAATCAAAAGAGAAAAAAACACGAACTCAAGTTGTAAAGACACCAAAACCAATTGTGAAAACTAAAATTCCTACATTAGATACAACACAGCAAGAAAGTGGAGATAGTGATCAAATACTACCTGTTGTAAAAAAACAACTACCAATACCAAAAAAAATTAAGAGCTTTGACGCCAAATCATTTTTTCCTTTCCGGGCGTTTAAGTCGGGGGGAGTACCTAGCGGGCCTCCTCCCAGAAAAGGGCCAAACAGTCAAATGCCAGTAAAGATGAAAAAAGGTGGCGCAAATATGTCTTGCCCTCACAGACCTGATGGTATAAAGGGTATTGGTAAAGCGCTTAGAGGCTTTGGCTTTAAAGGAACAAAATGAAACTTAGAAATGTATTACTAGATGCTTTACAAAAAAAGTATGAAGCAGATGTTGCATCAGCAGAGGCTACAATAAAAATTTATCTTGATAGATCAGTAGGTATTGGCGAACATCCTCAACATTTAGAGGAGATAGATAAGCTGTTACAAAAAATTGTTGATGCTACAGAAAAAAATAAAGAATTAAGTAATTTTATGGAGGATAAAAATGGCATGGTTTAGTTTAGCTAAAATAGCATTACAAGCTGGTAGCAAAATTTACTCAAATAGACAAAAAACAAAAATGGCAATGTCAGATGCACAATTAATGCATGCAGAAAAAATGGCCCGTGGAGAAGAAGCTTACCAAGGTAAACTTCTTGAAGCTCGTCAAAACGACTATAAGGATGAATTCGTTTTGATAATTATTTCGGCGCCCATAATTGTGTTAATGTGGGCAGTAATGTCAGACGATCCGGCAGCTATGGAGAAAGTAAAATTATTTTTTGAGTATTTCCAGTCACTCCCTTCATGGTTCACTAACCTGTGGATTTTAGTTGTAGCTAGTATTTTCGGAATCAAAGGAACCCAAATATTTCGTAACGGTAAGAAATAGGTTGATTTAAAAAATTAAAAACATTATATAGGAAACATGTTAGATCCTTATAGTGCTGAATATTTCAAAAAGCATCTTCTTAAGAAAATAGATCAAATGAAAGATCATATTTCCTATAGTGTAGACACAGTTGAAAAATTACAGTATGCTAAAGGACAACTCAGTGCATATGAAGCACTGCTACAGGACGTAAAAGACGTGCTGCAAAAGGAGGACAATGATGGTACAATTGATCAAACCAAGAGAACCTAAGATTATAACTAATCATAAAGGTGACACTGGACAAGACAAAATTCCCACAGATCCCGAAGGTATAAAAAACTACCTTGAAGTAATTCCTGAACCAGTCGGTTACAGGTTGCTCGTTCGTCCATATCAACCAGCTGCTAAAACCAAAGGTGGAGTACACCTAGCTGATACAACAAGAGAAACAATACAAATGACAACTGTTGTTGGATTAGTGGTTAAGATGGGAGATCTTTGTTATAAAGATAAAGAAAAATTCCCAAATGGACCTTGGTGTAAAAAAGGGCAGTTTATTGTTTATGGAAGATATTCTGGCTCAAGATTCCAAACTAAGTTTGGTGAGCATAGAATTTTAAACGACGATGAGATCATAGGAACAATCAAAAGACCAGAAGACATCCTCCAGCTATTTTAGGAGGATACAATGGCAGAACAAATAAACGTAGAAGAAGTAAATCCAAAGAAAGAAAAGGACGTCGACTTAGATTTACAAGACGCAAAAGAACAAGACGTTGAAGTAAAAGAAGAACAAAAAAAAGAAGACCCTAAACTTAATGTTGGTGAAGTTGATCTTGGATACACAGGACATGATCCAAAAGAAAAAGGCGACGCTAAAATTAAAGTTGAGGAAGTTGAAGAAAAACAAGAAGAACCGGTTGAAGAAAAAAAAGAAGAACCAAAAAAAGAAGAACCAGTAAATCTTGCAAAGAAAAAAGACGACTATCAGTCTAGAATTAATCAACTCACTGGAAGATACAGAGAGGCACAACGAAGAGAGAGAGCCGCTTTAGATTATGCAAAAGGGCTACAGAAAAAGTTCGATACTGCACAAAAGAAGTTTGATGCAATTGACGAACAACATCTTAAAGAATTAGACGCAAGAGTAGATGCTCAGAGAGAGCAAGTTAAGACTGTTCTGAAAGATGCGATCGAGAAAAACGATCATGACAAACAAATGGAAGCTGTTGATAAGCTAACTCAACTTGGTGTTCAAAAAGAAAGAGCCAGATTAGAATTAGAAAACAAGGCTAACATTAAAAAACAACAAGAAGAAGAAAACAAAAACGTAGAAGCTAAAACATCTTCTGAAACTCCACCTCAGCCTAAGACTATCTCTGATAGAGCTAAGAAATGGGCAGAGAAAAATACTTGGTTTGGTAACGATGAGGTTATGACTTCAGCTGCAGAACAAATCCATAAAAATGTTGTTATGGAGGGTATTGCAGTAGACAGCGACGAGTATTATAATGAAATAGATTCAAGATTGGGAAATTACTTTCCAAACTTGAAAGGAGAAGAAGCGGAACAGCCTAAGAAAGAGCAGAAGAAACCCGTCCAAACTGTTGCTTCAGCTGGCCGTAAACAAGAAGGACGCAGAACTGTGAGACTCACGGCCTCACAAGTGGCTATTGCTAAAAAATTAAACGTGCCACTAGATGAATACGCTAAATACGTGAAGGAGGATAAATAGTATGAGTGATAAAATAAAAAGAACTTCACGCGGCGCAGATGAAAGAGCAAAAAAAGAAGCTCCAAAATCTTGGGCGCCTCCATCGAGTTTAGATGCACCAAAACCACCTCAGGGCTTTGTCCAAAGATGGATAAGAGTCGAGTCAATGGGGTTTCAAGATACATCGAATGTGTCTAGGAAACTCAGAGAGGGTTGGGAATTTGTTAGAGCCGAAACTTTGAAAGAAGAGATAGGTGAAAATCAATATCCAATCATCGCTAAGGGTGAGTATAGTGGTTTAATCGGAACTCAAGGCCTTGTGTTGGCAAGGATACCTGAAGAGATCGCAAAAAGTCGCGCTGAATATTTTGCAAAAATTTCAGCATCGCAAATGCAAACGATTGATAACGATCTTATGAAGGAACAACGACCTGGGATGCCTATTAATATAGATAGACAAACCAGAGTAACATTTGGTGGCGGACGAAAACAATAATTTATTTGTAATAGTCTCCATCTATATTTGTAAAATAATAATGAGGAGTAAATAACATGGCAAACACATCTGAAAAATACGGACTAAGACCAGTTCGTAAAATCGATGGCTCTCCATTTATTAATGCTCAAAACAGATATAGAATTGCAAGCAACCATGGTACAGCGATGTTCCAAGGAGATTTAGTAGTACCTCAAGCTGATGGTACAATTACTAGACACACTGCTAACACTTCTGATGCTGTTGTAGGAGTATTTAATGGAGTGTTTTACACAGATCCTACTACTCAGAAGCCGACATTCAAAAATTACTACCCTGGCTCAATTGTTGCTAGTGACATAGTCGCTAACGTAATTGACGATCCACAAGTAGTTTATAAAATTGATTGTGACGGTGCTTTTGCAGTAGCAGATATCTTTAAAAACTTCTCAGTGACTAACGTGACTGGGAATACAACAACTGGTATCTCAAAAGTACAACTAGACTTTTCAGTATCTGGAACAGGCGGAACTTTCATGCTTAAAGCAATTGATATTTCCCAAGATCCAGACAACGACGAAGCTGGAAGTGCTAATGTAGATGTATTGGTGAAAATCAATAATCATTTCTACGTTGAGACTGCTGGGCTATAATAGGAGGATAGAACTATGGCGATATCACGATCACAACTAGTTAAAGAACTAGAACCAGGTTTGAATGCTCTATTTGGCCTGGAGTATAATAGATACGACAACGAGCATGCAGAAATCTTTAATACAGAAACATCTGACAGAGCTTTCGAAGAAGAAGTAATGCTTTCTGGTTTTGGTGGAGCATCCACTAAAGCTGAAGGTGCTATGGTGACTTTTGACCAAGCAACAGAAGTATACACTTCAAGATACTCACACGAGACAGTTGCTCTCGCGTTTGCTATCACTGAAGAAGCAATCGAAGATAACTTGTATGACAGATTAGCTGGCAGATACACAAGAGCTTTAGCAAGATCTATGGCACACACTAAACAGATCAAAGCTGCTACTGTTCTTAACGACGCTTTCACTGTGAATAACGGTGGAGACGGAGTATCACTTTGTTCTGATGTACACCCACTAGCAAGTGGTGGTACTTTCAGAAATGAATTGTCAGTTGCTGCAGACTTAAACGAAACATCACTAGAAACTTCATTAATCGACATTGCAAGCTTTGTTGACGAAAGAGGATTAAAAATAGCGATTCAAGGTAGAAAAATGATAATTCCAAAAGAATTACAATTTACTGCAGAAAGAATCCTAAAATCACCTCAAAGAGTCGGAACTGCTGACAATGACATTAACGCAGTGATGAACATGGGTATGGTACCAGAAGGCTACAGAGTTAATCATTACTTAAATGATAACGACGCTTTCTTTATCATGACTGATGCACCTAATGGGATGAAACACTTTGTGAGAAGTCCTGTTAAAACTGCGATCGAAGGTGATTTCGATACTGGTAACGTAAGATTTAAAGCTAGAGAAAGATACAGCTTCGGCTTCTCTGACCCTAGAGGAATCTTCGGATCTCCAGGTGCTGCGTAATCGTAGATAATACAAATTACTAAATTTAAGGGCGGTCTTTATGATCGCCCTTTTTTTATGTATAATATAAACACTATACAATTAAAAAAAGGATGCTGACGCGTATAGTCGACGGCCTAGAGACAGTATCCGCAAAACTAGGAGGATATAATTATGGCAAATACTACTTTTAATGGACCAGTACGATCGGAAAACGGTTTTATTGGTGCAACAAAAAATACAAGTACTGGAGTTTTCACAAACGTGTTCGCAATAAACTCATCAGGAGAATATACTGGAACTAAACTTGTGGGACAAGGAACTGCGGACGTAATCGTAGCTGCAACTGCTGGAACAACTGAAGTTGAGTTTACTCAACCAGCTACTTCCATCATCACTTCTATCGATATTGTTTGCACATCTGCACCAACTTTAACAGGTGCTGGTGATATTGGTTTCAAAGTTGGAACTGCAACTGGCGGAGCACAATTAGTGGCTGCTGGAGCAAATTCAATTCTTGATGGAGGAACAACTGTTCCTGAGGGAGCTGGTTACAATTTGACGTTGATCAATACAACAGGTACATCAACTAAAACTGTTTCTCCAGCTGTAAACACAGCAACGACTTCAAGAAGCATTTTCTTGCAAATTACTAATACAGTAAATGCATCAGCAAGTGGTAACATGAGATTTATTATAAACATACAACAGTTTTAATAAATAAAAATTAGGAGCTCCTTCGGGAGCTTCTTAAAATAGGAGAAGAAATGGGATTACAGTTAAAATCGAAAACATTTACAGCTTCAACAGCTAACAATACGTCAATTCATGCACTGGCAACATTAGGTGGTGCCGGTAACTTTCCAAGTTTGACTACAGCTGCTGGCGATGGAAGTTATAATGGAACGAATGTAGCTAGTAAAATCACATTAACAAGCGCGGGCAACTTAGCTTCCGTCAATTTCACAGTAACTGGAACTGACGTAAATGGAGATGCTCAGTCTGAAAGTATCACCGGTCTGAATGCAAACACTATATCAACAACAAAGTTTTATAGAACGGTAACTCAAGTAGCTGCAGACGCAGCTGTTGGCACTAACACCTCAATAGGTAATAGTGCTGACGCATCTGGCGTAATATTTGCTGGACGAACTAGAGTAAGAGGAGCGCATGGTACTTCAGGCGCGACTGTTGGCACGATCGATTTTTTAGATGGGTCCTCAGCTGGAACAAGTAAGTTTTCTTTTTTAACTGCAACTACAACGGCAGATTATATTGAACCTTACATACCAGATGATGGAATATTATTTAAAAATGGTGCTTACGTTGATCTACCTGGCGGAGTCGCTGGTAGTTTGACAGCTTTTTTTGATGGATAATTACACACTACAATTATTAAAATTAAAACGAGGGGGAGACGTACAGCCCCCTCGAACGAAGAAATATTACCGAGCCACTAAGCAAGGGGCTGGTATGACTAAAGCTGGTGTGGCAAAATACAGAAGAGATAATCCCGGTTCTAAATTAAGAACTGCTGTAACTGGTAAAGTTAAAAAAGGATCAAAGGATGCTAAAAGGCGTAAATCATTCTGTGCTAGAAGTGCTGGGCAGATGAAAAAATTTCCTAAAGCAGCTAGAGATCCAAATTCAAGATTAAGACAAGCAAGAAGGAGATGGAAATGTTAAAAAAAATTAAAGACAAATTAAAAAAAATTTGGGACAGTATCATTTCTAAATTTTGGGTATAATTTATGGCTCTAAAAATTAGCGACGAAGCAAAAGTACAAATGCCAATGAAAACAGTCGCTAGTTTGATTGCTATGGTAGCCATAGGAACCTGGGCATATTTTGGTTTGCATGAAACTTTAAACTCACACTCTACAAAATTAGAGTTGATTGAAAAAGATTTAGAGCAGAACACAGAGTTTAGAATTAAATATCCAAGAGGACAGTTAGGTAAGTCTTCTGGTGAAGCGGAGCTCTACATGTTAGTGGAGGATTTGTATAAGTCTGTAGATCGTTTGAATAAAGCTATTGAGGACGGAATGCATAATAAAGTTAATATTGAGTTTTTACAAAAACAGGTAGAGAAAGCTACTAACGATATTGAAAAATTAAAAGATAGACAAAGAGAGTTTGCAAATGGTGAAAAAAAATAAGTTATCTAGATTTGAATGGGTAAAAAAGAATATAGTAATTGTTCCTGTTGTAGCCGCTATACTAGCTGGAACATTTACATCAGTTAGATATGTATTAAGTTTAACTGATACCATTGAAGCAAATAAACAAACTATTGTTAATTTATCAAGGGATTTAACAGTAGCAGAAGATAAGTTAACCGAAGTTGCCACAAGATTATCTGCAGCTGAAGCTACGTGGGAGATGGCAGAAAATTTATATAGACAATTAGCTGATCAAGTTAGGGAGCATGCATATGATATTAAGGATCTTAATCGTTAGTTTTTTACTTTGTACAGCTGCACAAGCTAGAAACGAGTATCTTAACAATGGTACAAATACATGTTCGCAAGGTAGCTTCGATGTCTCCATTGAACAAAGAGATGATCAATATAATTATAATCACAATAGTCCAAGTAATAATTATGAAGGGACTGATGATGATAGAATGTTAAGATTTACTTACAGAAAATATTTAGGTACCGCATGCACAGATGAATTTATTGCTGAGCAAGAAAAACAAATGAAAATTAAGACTCAATTGGAAGTTATAAAAGAATGTAAGAGAGTTCCTAGAATAAATCCTCCACCACCAGAATTTGCTGAATTAATTAATATGTGTATGAAAGTTGGTGTGATGTCATCATCTCAATTTGATGGAGACAGAGATTTTGATCCTAAAATAAGCTACTGGACTGTTTTAAAACAGAAGTACATGAAAGAAAATCCTGATATAATAACATTAGATAATTACAAGGAGAAAAAATGATAGAGTCTGTGGTGGCCCTCCTAATGTTTATAGGCCCAGAAATTAAGGAGCATCGTATACAAGAAAATATGGCTGTGTGTCTTCGTCACAAGCGTGTGGCTGAGAGGGAGTTCAAAGAAAATATATCTTATAAATGTATAAAATCTAAAGCAAATTTAGAAAATAATATCGATGGTTCTAGAACAATAAAATCTTTAATATTAGAATAATGGAGACAGTCTATTGGCTTTTGTTTTTTATAGTAGTATTATTTATAAGTTATGGCTTATCTTAATAATAATATACCTACAATTTATGCTAAAGTAAGAAAGGAATATTTGTATGATTTGGACCCTAAATACAATAAAGAAAGTATGGACTGTGTTATCTTCGGTTTTGCAAGTCTCACAGGTAAAGCTCTCTTATTTCACTGCTTGTTACCAAACGGTGCATGCTATTGGCGTTTGCCTATCTCAGCGTTTTTCCAAAAATCGTTTCATCGAGCCGAAGTGCCGGATATGCGTGTTGACGAGCTGGAATTGTGGAACTGTTTCAGCTATTATCCTAGTGTTACTGAATTTGATTTTCTTGGCGGTATGAGAGGGAAGTTTTTAGGTAAAGATAAAAAGTTTTATAAAGGAGAATATTTATTTACAATAGATTGGGCAACACCTGAAGTTAATGAAATTGATACTGAACATTCTGAAATCCCTCAAGAACATAAGTGTGCACATATACTGGAACTTGATAACGGTAATTATGCTGCTCAGCCTAATAATCGTATCTTGTGGAGCATTTCTAACTATACTACTGATAGATCTTGGCCAGACTTTAAAGTA